AGATAACTACGCCTGCATATCTACGCTCGAGCCAACTGACATACAGGTTGGCGACACGATCGTTGTTGCAAGCATTGGCGCACCGTTTAACGGCACGTACACCGTGTTGTCATGCCCTCAATACGAATACACAGGCATAGATAGCACGACAGGCGAATGGCTGTTTAACGAGAACGTACCGCGCGCTAATCAAGTGTTGTACGCCTGCACAGGCGACGCAGTTGAGTACGCAGCGTTCTACACCGGTGAAATTAGTTTTACGCCCACCTGTAGTTGGATTACGGTCGCAAACCTTGTCACCTATCTTGGCGTGTCGATCACTAACCCGTCAGACGATTACACGCTGGCTACACAGGCCGTAAGCGCTGGCAACCAGTTTTGCAGTCGTCGTCGCGCCGAGGCAGGATACAACGATTCATTAAGCACGTCGCCTAGCGGTGACGTAACGCTTGGCACGATCATGTATTGCGCGGCGTTGTGGCGTAGTCGAGGCAGTCTAGAAAACGTGTTTGCCTCGTTTGACAACATGGGGTCAGCACCGCAACAGTCAATGACACCTATCGTTAAACAGTTGTTAGGTATTGACCGACCTGCGGTGGCGTAGTGCCTGCACCGTACACAGACCTGTTAAACGAAGGCATTGACGATCTATCTGCAACGCTCACAGCAATCACATCGTTGCGCGTTATAACCGACCCAACTCGAATTGTTCCGAATTGCGTTTTCATGCAGGCGCCAAGTTTTACGACAACAGCAGGTAACGGCAACATTGTGCGAATGGATTTTCCAATCAAGATCATTGGCACAGGGCCAGCAGGCTTGCCAGTTTTGCGCGAAATTTTACAAATCACGGCAACAGTTTTAGCGTCAGCAATCATCGTTACATCGGGACAACCAGGCGTGCTAGAAATCGGTGGTCAAGAATTTCCGTGTTATGATTTGACATGCGCAATAGCAGCAAAGACGGCATAAATAATGGCTAAATACATTGTGACCAGCAATCGATTAGACGGCCTTAAACGCGGCGATGTCATTGACGACAAAGACCTAGACGGCGTAAATATACAATTTTTGTTAGAAGCTGGACACCTATCCACACAAGAAACCAAAAAACCTGCTAAAACTAAAGACACAGAACAAAAGGACTAACCAACATGGCTAATAGCGTTTACCTCAGCAATCCAGCGCTTACGATTAACAGCGTCAACCTTACCGATCAGGCAACCGAAGCAACTTTGACATACGCATATGACCAATTAGAAACATCATCGTTTGGTGACGTAGCACGAAAATTTGGTGCGTCGACTGTTACGTCATTGCAAAACAACGAATTTGAAGTGACACTATTTCAATCGTACGAAGCCTCAGAAACCGAAGCAACAATCTATGGTTTGGTTGGCATTACGTGCAACATTGTTGTGTCGCCAACTGCAGCAGGTTTAGCTACACCAACGGCCACGGCACCAAAATACACATTGACTGGTTGTTACCTTGCAAGCCACACACCAATTTCGGCATCGCTTGGCGAACTGTCAACTATCACATTGACGTTTGCTGGTGGCGCACTAACTAAAGCAGTTTCATGATCTTGCGGCTTTGGCCGCTGAGAACTAATAAAGCAAGCAAAAACAAACAAAGCCGTACCGAGGGGGCGTAATGCAATTAACAATGAAACTAACATTTGCTGACAGCGAGCAAACAATAACCACAAACCTAATGACAATCGTGGCATGGGAACGCAAATACAAACGCAAAGCATCACAGATAAGTGATGGCATCGGTATCGAGGATTTAGCATTTTTGGCGTATGAAGCATCACGACAAAACGGCATCACCGTGCCAGCGTTATTTGACGAATACATAAAATCGTTAGTAAATCTTGAAGTGATTGAGCGCACAGACCCAAAAGCAGACGCGGTTCATACCGCTACGGATTAGCGCAAATTCTTGTCGCTACCGGGTATTGGCCGCCACAAATCACATTTGACATAGATGACATGAACACAACCATTGACCTACTCAATAAAGAGCGTAAGTAATGTCACTTAACACCACAATTGAGGTTGTCGGTTTGAAACAAACTATTAACGGTTTGGGCAAGATTGACAAACAGTTGCAAAAAGATTTTAAGGCAGACGCAACGGCTATTGCACAGCCAGCAATTAACGCTGGCAAAGCGGTTTACACAAAAGTACCGATAAGTAATTTTGGTAAAGATTGGACACAGAAAACAGACGGCAGACGCATTAAAGGGTTTGATATTGACAAAGCAAAGAACGGTGTCAAAATGCGATTCGACACAAGGCGCAACGCAGTAGGTGTAATCCTGATTGAACAAAAAGACCAAGGCGCAGCAATCTTTGAAGTTGCTGGCCGTAAAACTTCAAACCGTTTAGATAACAGTTTGCGCATTGCAGGGTTTCCGGTTACCGCTGGCAGGACTCGACTCATTGGTCCGGCGGTGTATAAAGCGCGTAAAGGTATTGAGGCAGAAATGCTTAAAATGATTAAAAACACAATGACAGTCGTGCAAAAGGAAATTTAGTTATGGCATTATCTATTCCAATTATTAGCGAGTTTGACGGCAAAGGCATTGACAAAGCAATAAAGGAATTTCAACAACTTGAAGGCGCAGGCGCTAAAACAGCGTTCGCATTAAAAAAAGCATTTGTACCGGCGCTAGCCGTGTTAGGTGGTTTAGCAGGCGGTTTGGGTTTAGCAACTAAAGCGGCAAGTGAGGACCAAAAAGCGCAGGACCTATTAGCGCAACAGTTGCGCACAAGCGCAGGCGCTACTGATGAAGCAATAGCAGGCAATGAGTTATTTATTTCAAGTATGTCGCGCACGTTTGCGGTAGCTGATGACCAGTTGCGCCCAGCGATGTCAAATTTGGCTAGGTCAACAGGTTCAGTAGAAGCGGCACAAGGTTTGATGACTACGGCGCTTGATATCAGCGCAGCGACAGGCATAGACCTTGAAACCGTCACGATGGCGTTAGGCAAGGCGTATAACGGCTCGACTGCAGCGTTAACAAAGTTAGACCCGTCATTAAAAAATGTCATTGACTCAGAGTCAAGCATGACAGAAATAACCGAAGCGTTGGCTACTTCGTTCGGTGGTGCTGCAACGGTTGCAGCGGAATCATTTGAAGGTCGCATGACTGGCATGAAAATTGCTATGGATGAAACCAAAGAGTCAATCGGCGCAGCGTTGCTACCGGTGCTAGAAAAGTTGCTCGAATTTTTACAGCCAATAGCGGCGTGGGCGCAGGAAAACACAACAGCGTTTTTAATTATTGCAGGCGTTATTGGTGCATTTGCTGGTGCAATTGTTCTTGCAAATATTGCAATGAAAACGTTTGCAATAGTGCAACAAATTGCAACAGGTGCCGTTGCAGCGTTTAACTTTGTAATGAACTTAAACCCAATTAGTATTATTATTATTGCAGTTTTACTATTTGTTGCAGCACTAGTTGTGCTCTACAAAAAGTTTGACATCGTGCGCGAAGTAGTTGACACAGTATTTAAAGCAATTAAAACGGGTGTCACGGTCAGCCTAGATTTTTTGACAAGTTATTTCGAAGGCGTTTTGAACATTTACAAAGGCATATTTAACGCAATAGCCAAACTATGGAATGGCACAATAGGCAAATTGTCGTTTTCATTTCCGTCATGGGTGCCAGGTTTTGGCGGTAAAGGCATTAGCGTGCCAAACATACCAATGCTTGCCGACGGTGGCATTGTGACGTCACCAACGTTGGCAATGATTGGTGAGCGCGGCCCTGAAGCAGTTGTGCCATTAAATCGTGCAGGCGGTTTTGGTAGTGGGCTAACAGTCAACGTGACTGGCGGTTTGTCGACTAGCGCCGAAATAGGTCAAGCGGTTGTCAACGCAATCCGCGCATACAACAGATCAGCAGGCCCAGCACAAATACAGGTTGCCTAATGGCTGGCACAGCAGTTGTCGGTGCAGGCAACTACACACTAGAAATTGACACAGGATTCATACAAGACGCATTTATCCTTGATGACGCAATCGCTGGCGTATTAAACAACACAACTTATGTGCTGGACGGTACAACAAATTTTGCAGACGTCACCGACGGCATAGACAGCATTATGGTCAAACGTGGCCGACGCGATCAAGGCGACCAATTTAGCGCTGGCACAATGTCGTTTAACATGCTCGACACAACAGGCATATTTAACCCATTTGACACGTTGTCACCGTATTACGATCCGACAACAGCACAACCAGGTTTAGCACCAATGCGCAAAGTTCAACTAGCGCGATACAACAACATCAACGTCAAAGAATATTTGTTTAAAGGTTACATAGTAAATTTTGACTACAATTTTGCGTTAGGCGGCTTAGATACCGTGACCGTTTATTGTGCAGACGATTTCTATTTGCTGGCACAAACATATTTAGCAGAATTTAACGTCAGCGAAGAATTGTCTAGCACTCGACTAACAGCAATATTGGATCGGCCCGAAGTCGCATTTCCAGCAGGACAACGAAACATCAGCACAGGCACACAAACATTAGGCGGTGCAGCAGCCTTCACAATTGCTGAAGCCACAAACGTGCTTGAATATTGCAACCAAATTAATACAGCCGAACAAGGCCGTTTATTTATGGCACGTGATGGCGATCTAACATTTCAGCCGCG